GAATGAAGTCTCAATAGATGCTAACAAGTTGGATGATTTTTTTACATCTCCTTCATTATCGACTGTTGGCAGAATTGATTTTGATTTTGGTCAAATGAGGATCGGTGAAAATCCGACATCAACTGAAGTTATTTCATCTTCAGGTCCTGATGCCTTTCTACCTCAAAAGATCGTAGAATTAAAAACTAAATATTCGAGACTTGGAAAAGTAAAAAAGGATGGTACGAGAAGTTTTCTTGTTTCCTCTTCTCCAGCTATTCCTAGTTTTAACCATTTGGTACAGTGTGCAGTTTATGCTGCACATTGGAAATTTAAAGTTCCAGTCTATTTACTTTATGCAACAGCAAAAGATTTTCAAATTTTTGATAGCACTAACTGTCATCATTTAACAGTTGAAGGAATGAAAAAGAATTTACAGATAATGTTTAGAACATTTATGAGAAGAGAAAAATTACTTTCTCAATATCAAGATTTTACAAGAAATGAAATTATAGAACATGCAGTACAAATGATTGATCCTAATTTTGATCATCCTTTTGCATGGAATGGATTGCCAGTGGAGCTGCTCCAAGAGGCTAAGGAATTATGGAAAGTAAATTAATTAAAGATTTTCACATCCAATATAAATTGGACAAATATAAAAAGCTGCAAAAAAAGCAGCTATTAAAACTAACACTAATAATAGGAGTTATACTATGCCTAATAGTAATAATACTATAATTCCAGACGACTTAATTACTACCATCAATGATTTCAAAAAATCAAAAAATGGACAGATGATTAACATCCATGGAAAAGAGTATGCGACAGTAGCTCATAGAATTGCTGTTCTTAGAAGAAATCTTGGTGCAAAAGCTAAGATTGAAACTGAGACTGTATCAATTGATAAAGATACTGTTGTTTGCAAAGCAACTATTTCAATAAATGATGTTGTTGTTGCAACTGGTCATGCAGAAGAAAAAAGAACTGCATCCAGAATAAATCAAACTTCAGCTCTTGAAAACTGCGAAAGTTCAGCAGTAGGTAGAGCTCTTGCATTTTGTGGAATTACAAATGACCAAATTGCATCAGCAGAAGAAGTTTCAGCTGCAATAGAGCAGCAAGACAAAAAAATCCAAACATGCCTTAAAGATTTAAACTCTGTAAGTCATGCTGGAAATTATAAGGAATGGTTATCTAAAAATAAAGTTTTCCTTTCCGACCTGAAGTCAAACAATCCATTAGTCTATAAAGATTTTATGGCAAAATTTACTTCAGCTAAAAATAATCTGCAACAAAGAGGAGTAATCTAATGGCAGAAGAACAAACGCAAAATAAAGAAAGACCTGATCTTGGAGCAGCCTTTCTAGCGACAAATAAAAAATCTCCACAATCTTATGATATGTCAGGAACAATAGTTGTTGATGGTGTCAAACATAAGTTCGGAGCTTATAAACAAAAAGCTAAAGGAACTGGTAAACTTCCTGAAGGTACAGTTTTCTATACTTTCTATAGAGTAGAAAAAGCAGATGCTGATACCAGCTTTGAGCCGTCTGAACTGGAGGCATAATGAACCCAGATAAGTTTAAGAGTGTAGCAATCAACATTAAGACTTATCAGTTGTTGGAAGAGCTATCTCAAAAGAAATTTGAGCTGCCTATTTCAATGTCTAAGACAGTTGAGTTCTTTATACAAAAAGCTCATGAGGATTTTAAATCTAATGGTCAAAGAAAAAAATCTTAATAAAAGATTATCTGAATTAGAACAATCCAGACAAGAGGATTATGGATCATTTGATCGCAATATGAAAAAAATTGCGGCTGCTTGGTCCATCCTCTTAGATCCATTTTTAAAATCTGACATACCAGCTTACATGATACCACTTCTTTATGCTCAGGCAAAATTAGTGAGAGCAACACATAAATTTAAAGAAGATACATACGATGACGCACTTGCTTACATAGTTCAATCACATGACATGCACAAAAGAAAAGACGAAGAGATCGATACCGATGAGCTTCTTGGAGTGGAAACTAAATCAAGAACTGGCAAACAGATCGACATGGAATAGAGATGAAAAATTACAAAAAGAATATTCAGAATATTTAAAAGATGAGTACAGAAAAAAGATATACAAACAATATAGTTAAGTTTCCAGGATGTAATAATCCTAAATTAGACGATCAACAAAAAGAAATTTTAAAACATACATCATCAGTAGCTGCAAAGATGTCAGATCCTAAATGGCATAGTTACCCAATCTCACACCTAGAATTATCAATATTATCAAATCATGGCGAGACAATAGAGTTCGCACCAATTACCGCTGCAAGACTAAATACAGTTCTTGCAACATCATTAATCAGAAACTCACTTATGGAGGATTTTTTATGAGTAGAAAAGTAAGAGAGAGCTATTGCTCCATGAGCAAAGATGCTTTCTTAAATCAAGAAAAAACTGGTCCTTTCAAGAGATTAGACAATAGCTCTTGGTGGATCAAAAAGAAAATAGATGGATCTGTTGGATATTTTGTAGATATGCACTCAAAATTTCAGCAGCTGCCGAATGCTTGTTTTAAAGCAACATGCGAAAGTTCAAAAATTTTAGATGTCGAGCTTATCAAAGCTGATGTTAAGAAATTTATGGAGGCTACAGATGGCAAAATTTAAGTCAGAAGATATTATTAGATTTGCTGGAATGGTTGGAGCTAACTTAAAATATTTAAGATTAGATCGTAAGGTGTTTATGCCTCAAAAAGTTCCAGCAGCATATCTTGGTATAACGCATCAACAGATAAACAAATATGAAAGTGGAAAGAATGTTCCATGTGCATATCGATTAGTTCAATTGGCAGACTTTTTTAAAGTAACTCCAAATGATTTAATTAATCCTGATTTTATACATCAGAAAACTGAAAAATTAAGAAGTGCAGAATTATCGGATGCTTTTATTGAGCAGCCAAGAGGTGCTAAATGTCCATAATTAGTGCCGCTAAGTGCGAGGTGGAGATCCAAGTACAAACTAATCCTGATGCTGCTGCTAAATATATGATTATCTTAAGCTATGAGCCTAAAGAGGTTCAATCAAAAGAAATCATATCGGTTGTTATGACAGATCAAAAACCATTTCTTAAATATACAAAAGATCTTGGAGATAAAATTGTTAATGCCAAAGATAATTAAAACAACAACTGGAGAGGCTGCTTTTGTTTTGGAAGAGCAATTTGATAACGAAGAAAATGCTACCGAAGGAAAAGATCCAGTCTCTCAGGAGGTCAAGGAATTGCAAATAAAAATAGAAAATACAAAATGGAAAAAGAACAATGAGTAAAGTACCTTATGATTTACCACATGATAATAAAATACAGAGATTAAAAAGAAGATACCAAGGATTATCAAGAGTAGCAGCAGCTATTAATGATTTATATATTTATGGTGTTTATCCTTCTAATTTTCCTAATCTAACAACAGTCCTTGAACAAGCTAAGGACCACTGCAAAACAATTATTAAAGAAACCAAAACAGAAATTGCTTTTATAGAAAATCCAAATGGCATTTATGATTTAGTTATGGATGAAGTGCTGCCAGATGCAGATGAAGAGAAAGCAAAAAAGATTGATGATGGACGAGAATAGAATTAAAGATATTAAAAGAGATGTACTGGCAAAAGAATTAGAAGAGTTAAAGAATATTGAAAAGCAGCATAAGAGAATGAATGGCAAGCTGTATGAAGAAGTCGCAAAATTAAAAAAAGAGAATGATGCTCTAAAGAAGGAAAACACACTTATTCGTGAAGGAAACGAAAGATTAGGTATTTACAGAGATAAAAAAGGCTCATAGAGCCACAGAGACTGCAATCTTGCAGCCTCCATGACCTTTGATACCTAGTTATTTTTTGAAAAATTAGGAATTAATGAATTGTTATTAGCAGCAGCTTTTGCATCCGCTAATTTTTTTCTATCTTTATCTATAAGTTTATTACCATAGATACCTTCTGTTGTAGAGAATTGAGTATGGCCTAAAAAAGTTTTTACTCTATTCTGGTCCAACAAAGGATTTGCATTCATTGCAGAAATTAAATGAGATGCCAATCTATGTCTAAAGATCTTAGTTGGATGACCTTTAAGTGGAGATGAATTAATAACTACATGACCATCTCTTCTGACAGTAATGTCTGCTAATCCCATCTTTGCATAAACTTTCCAAACAGTAGCATTGATATATTTATAGGATAAAGGACCATCACCTTTAAGACCAGGAAATAACCAAGTAGAATACTTATTATTTTTTTCTAAATATTCCATCCAAACTTTTAAAAATTTGATGCTATTTTCATCCATGGCAATTCTTCTTCTGCTGCCTCTGTTCTTAGTTCTGTTGTAGTAAGTTTGATTAATCCAAGTTCCTTTAATAACTAACTCTTCATTATCAAAATCAACACAATCTTTTTTAAGACCAGCTAATTCAGATGCTCTTAAACCAAATAAAAATAACATACAGAAAATACCAAAAGCATTGGCAGCATTTCTGTCAGTATTAAATTCTTCATAAAGTTTATTTAGAATATCTTTTATTTGATTATCTCCAATAAGCTCTACCTCTTTTTTATAAATTAAATCGTCATCATGAGGTATAACTTTATGATAGGTAAGAATGTCAAAATTTTCATTATCCATTCTTGGATCTTTACCTATAGCTTTCATTCTTCTTAAAAAATGCTTAATGTCTTTAACAGACTTACGCATTGTTTTAAAAGGAACTCCAGCTGCTTTGCAATTATCTAAATATTTTTCCATATCTTTAATGTTAAAATTAGATAACAAAACTTTATGGTCCATATATTTAGATATTCTCAATCTGTATTCAGTGTCATATCTTTTCATTGAATGATCAGTGATCCTATTATCTTCATCAGATTGATTTACTTTCCATCCAGCAAATTCTTTGAAAGCCTCAACAACAGTTTCGCCTCCTTGCTCTTCCTGAATAGTTGATTTTTTTTCAGCTGCCATCAATTGAAACATACAATTTTCAGCCTCTGATTTTTTAAGAAATGGATGAGGAGATGCAGTGGATCTGTCATCTATTCTTTGAACTATCCATTTATTATTTTTTGGTGTTACTCTGTATATCTTCATAGATATTACATAGTCTGGTCAGATAAGTTCGCAATGATAAACTACTCTAAAATAAGACGCAGAGGTTGTTTCACCATTCACTAAATAGTGAATTACAGTGAAGAAAAATCCTTGGCAATTATTTTTGTATTTTATCTTGGAAAATAAAATGACTGGACTAAGCCTTTCATAGTTATAGTTAATAAAACTACCGCTAGAAAAAAGGCTTGGTTTAACAGTCAACTGCTCTACCAACTGAGCTACCGAGGAATGTTTAATGACACCAATGTTTATTTCATTTTTCATAAAGTGTCAAAACCAATTGTAGTGAATTTATTTTCACTGTTTCTTTTTTTCTGAGCCATAGTAATTTTAACTTAACATGAAATAAGAAAATATTATATAGCGAAATTCACTATATTTTTGAATCTTTTTTTTAATTCAACTAGCAATATTTCTAAAAAATTATTGAATAAAGTATTGGTAAATCTTTCTATTGATGGAGGAATCTAAATATGAGAAGTTATAGGATAGAAAGGATATTATGAATAAGAATGAAATAACAATAGGTGATAGTAGAGAAATAAAGTTTGATCCTAGTAAATGG